ATCCCACGGTGGGAGATTGATTGTACTTGAAATACTCATGTCCACATATTCCTGTATGTTAGCTTGGAAAGATAATCTTCTTTCATAATCTGTAGCCAAGTCCATTGCTGATTCTATTTTGTTGGGGTCTGTTCCATACAAGTCAATCATTTCTTGAGCCGCACTATCTACAACATACTGGTAATGCCACCTTCTATTTTTCAGGTATCTTCTTTTATAAGAGACAGCAAAGATAGGTTCAACCCCAGTAGATGTACCAGCAATAATACCTATTGTTCCTGTAGGTGCTACTGCACGTTTAGCTACAGGTCTGGAAATTCCTAATTCATCTGCAAAGGAATCAGAAATCCTATCAGACTCTGCCTCATAAACTTTCAACCAACGGTGCATCTCTTCTGTAGTTTCATACTTGCTATTTCTTTGTATCAACCACTCATGCAGACCCATCAATCCTAGACCAAGCCTTCTATTCTTTTCTCTTACTTCATAAACTTTATCATATGGTAGTTGTGCTCTGAGTGTACCGCAAAGAAGAAACTTTGTAGCTAATTCTACCACGTCTCTAAGCTGATTAAGATCATCAATCCTAGCAAAATTAAGACTTCCCAAATTGCACACATCTGAATCATCTTCTGACGTAACTTCTGTACAAGCATTTCGTAGCGTTTCTTTTTCCTTGTCGAAGAAATTGAAACTAAAGCCCGGTTCTGCTGTTGACAAAGCCTGACGTATATTTGTCCTAAAGACATCTCCTACCTCTCCTGTTTTCCAAAAGTTTAATAACCATTCTGTGTCATAATTAACACTTACATTTGTCATGTCTAAGGGGGCAGGAAAATTAAAGTCATCTTGTTTAACATCAAACAAAGTCTGTCCTGTATTCCCTATCGGCATATCCTTCCAGTTTTTAGAAGAAAGAAATTTATATATATCCTCATGCTTCCAATTCAGGCTTGCATAAATTGCAGACCTTCTACTACCTCCCTGCATAACTCTTCTGCCAATTTCATTTATCATTTGTATTTTAGGAATAGGTCCAGAAGCAATACCACCTGTTCCTCCAAGTCCTTTACCTTCTGCTCTGTACACTGAGTAGTCAGAACCTATTCCACCACCTGTCATCAGACAGGATTCAGCCTTCCAAGAAAGATTAGCCCAATCTTCTCTGGTGTCTTCCTCACATTTTAAGAGATAACAATTATTAAAAAACTTCTTCTCTCTTCCTGCGTAATATAAATACCTACCCCCCGGAATAAATCTTAATTCTGCTATATGATTTGTAAGCTCTGTCTTTTCTGAGGTAGTCATCTTGTCCTGACACACATCCTCAACCAGAGTTGCTGCCAGTTCATACATAGTCTCAGCACCTGCATGATAGTACTTTGTATTAAATATATCTTCTGAAAATTTGGATCGGAACTGTGGATTTTTATTGGATTTAAACATCAACTCCCCCCTCTGGCTTCTCGTTGTAAGCTAATTGTAGAATTAATTCTGCGTAGTGAATAACTTTTTTGATGTCTGCGGCTCCATCACCTTTCATTCTGTGACGGGTTATATATTTTATCACATTACCCTCAAAATAGTCAAGGTTGTTTGCATAAATATATTCTACTGGTTGTATCTTACAACTTCTATAATGTTCTCCTCCAACCTGCTTATCTAATGGTTTCATGGTTGTGCCTTCCTCTAAGTTGTTACTGTGTGCGGCGAGAAAATAATAAATTAATTTTTTCTCTCATATGTTTTTTATTATTTGAAGTGATTACATCAAGTGCAAAAGTTTTCATTTGTGTTGGGTCAATGTTTGCTAGGTCACATACTTCTTCAAAGTCAGAAGCTGTTACACCAATGCTTGCATAGAACCAAGCCAGTGCTCTTTCTTTATTTAAAGATTTTCTTTTATCTGGAATAAGACTTTCTTCTGTTATCGCATCAAGAAGAGCCTGAAGAATAACAGACATAAATAAAAATGATTCTGGGGTGGCAACTGTTTCTCTAGGGGTTAGGGTTTGGGATGCAATTTTCTTTGTTACAGACATCCTACTGTAACCAGTCTGCAGGAATTCCTTCTGCTGCTTTACAATATAGATATCCGTTCTTCTCACACCACTTACCGTAGGTCATCTTTCCCTTTTTCCAAAGCTTCTGTTTTGGATTAGAGAAGACAAACCTGATGTCCATGTCTGGATACTGCTCTTTAATGAACAGCATCTTCTTTCTATCTGCAAGAGTGAACCTTCCTTTACATTCCAGTATCACCCCATTAGATAGAAAGAAGTCTGGTATATAATGCTTCTCCTCTACCCAAAGATAGGGGAGTCGTTTCTTTTCGTAACGTGCTTTCATCTTATTTTCTTTAAGATGTTTTGCTGTATCAACCTCTAGCTGAGATTTATACTTAGTTTTCATTTGTCATTCCAGAAGGAATTTCTTCTACGTTAGGCTGTTTAACAATCCTTGTAAAGAATCTAGGACCATTTGCATAACGGAATGTTCTTAAACCTCTACCCTCATTTATATCACTCCAACAAAAGAATTTATAAGGGCAATAACTACAACCAATACTAAGCTTTCTGTTTCCTGTTTTACCTTCTGGTACATCTGAATAGCATCTCTCAGGTGGGATATCGGAATCCAAAGCCTTTCTAATTTTTCCTATCCTTTGAGATACATTATCAAATTCAAGTTCATGTAGAGGTGAAAGAGCCAGCTTCCCATTCTGTTTATCAATAGCTAGGAAAGCAGCTTCCCTATCTCCTTCTGCTTGTGCATAGCCTGAAAGTTGTGAGATATATCCAAAGGGATCATCCTGTCCCACTGTGTTGCTCTCAAACTTTTTAAAGGAATAAGAAGAAGCACTCTTTACATCTACTGTTACGCCATCAATACGACAATCCTTATGTCCTCTTACACCGTCCAGTTCAACTTTCTTTTGTTCCTCCTCAACAGTATGACCAGCAGCTTTAGCTAAGAAAAGTAAAAGCTCTTCAAGAATATTTCCGTACAGAAATTTAATCTGATTATGAGGTAAAGGTTTTTCATTAACAGGATATTCCTTTAAATCATACCAGAGTTGCCTCAGAGGTTTACCCACCTGAGACATCCTTAAGGTTCTTTTCCTTTTAGGTTGTTTACTTTCAAGTAACCTGTTTACAACATGATTTGTTATAGCTCTTGATAGCTGTCTAGCAGATAATTTTAGATCGTCTTTATCAACAGAGGACGCATCGGTAAAGAGATCATATATATCTTCTACTAAGGTATCTATTTTTTTCATATTTTATTCCCCTATAAAAAGTAGGGTCGAGGTAGGACTGGCATAGCTACCTCGACCCCTTCTAGTTTAGTTAGAGGGAAAAGGGATATCTTCTTCAGAAGAAGAGTACCCACCTGATACTGCCTCAAAAGCCTTTTCTTCAGCAGTACCATCAGTGCCATAAGGTACAAGTTCAACTACCTGTACCCCCACAAGATCAGCACTTGTACCTGATTTACCTCCAAACTCCCACTCATAGGTGTTGAAACGTACATTTACCTTTGAGCCGTTACCAATGAGAGTATTGTACATTGGTTTTAGTTCAGAGTCTACCAAGTTTGGAGAACGGTTTACGCCTCCACCTTTGCGACGAACCTTACGTTTCACCGTCACAAAATCCTCACGGTCATCCCCTTTGTTCTTGATGGGAAGACCAATACCCTTTACAAACTTCTTAGTTGACGCATCTAATTGACATACATCAACTGTCCAAACACCATCCTCGTCAAAGGTTGTGTTAGGGCTGGCTATACTAGCCCAGTAAGCTGTTCCTGAAATAACTGCCATAATTTAAATACTCCTTATAGTTACGGTTAGAATAAGTTCCTACTATTCATATCTGAAGAACTCACTAGAGTTCGTTCTTCAGATTGAATAGAGTTAAGCTGCAAGGCGATAGTAAGTATACCGATTTCCTTCTGGAGTTGAGGCAGTCTTGGTTAAAATATTATAACCTTGACTTCTAAGCACTGAGATCACAGCAGTAAGATT